CGCTACCGTCCGCTGCCGCGCGAAGTCGATCTCGTGCCGCAGGTTCTTGATGAGCGCCTCCTCCGCGGCCGGCCGGAACGTGGTCGGGAGGTACTTCTCGAAGACCTTCGGGATCGAGGGCCCGAACAGCTCCACGATCGGGAGCCGCCGCCGGCTCTTCCGCTTGAACACGCCGCGGTGGCCGGAAACCATCGTCGCGATGAAGGCGTCCGGCACGCGCCCGCGCCCGGTCGGGAGCCGGTACGAGACCCCCTTCCCTCGGCCCCGCGACGGCTCCGGCCCGCGCGCGGAGAAGGCGATCAGGGGAATGCGGCGGCCGGCGACCTCGACGACGGCGACAGGCTGAGACCGCGTCGCGCGGTCGACGCGGATCTCGCGCTTCACGTACTTCTGCGCGAGGCCGGTGTCCTGCGCCACGGCCCGCACGGTGGCCGTCTGGCCGGCCGTCTGGGCCCGGTTGAGAGAGCGGGCCATGATCGCGGGGGCCTCGCGGCCCATGGTCTCGAGCTCCCGCTTCAGCTCGCCCAGGTCGATCATGAAGGCGGTGACGCTCACGTGGGCTCTTCCTCCGGCTCCCCGCCCCAGCGCTCCTCGAAGGTCCCGATGTACTCGCAGACGGCCCCGACGAACGTGCTGCCGGCCTCGCGGTTGAGCGGCCGGATCGGACCGCGCTCGAAGCCCTTGGGCAGCGTCACCCCGTCGAGCGAGCGGTCGATCGAGGCATCCCCGCCGAGCAGCTGGTTCTGGTCGCGTCCCTCGATCTCGACCGCGGCCTTCACGTCCGCGATCAGCGCCTCGAGCGCCAGGAGGGGGGCGTCCATGTCGGCGCGCACCATGGCGTGGATCTCGAAGGTGGTCCTCGTTCGCACCAGTCCGCCCGTGGTCTCAGGCTCGTCGCCCCCGACGGCGATGGCGATGGCGGCCAGGGGATCGTCTTCCCCGAAGCTGGGGGCCTCGCCGAGTAGGATGCTGAGCCCGGCGTCGCACGAGTAGCCCTTCGCCAGCTGGATGAAGCCCAGCCGCCTCACGAGCTCGTCGATCGCCTTCCTACGTTTCGAGATCATTGGGCACCACGATCACCCGGAAGTGGTCCGGGTCGGAGCGCTCGATCGCGTCGACGCGCCAGAGGGCCGGCGAGCTGCTGAGGTGCTCGGTCACTGCGACGAGAGTCCCCCGGGGGACGCGGGGGACGTCGTCGCGACGGATGCCGAGAAGGCGGCGCGGCTCTGCCCGACGGAAGGTTCCGTCGGGCGGGACCTGCGCCGCCTCGCGGTCGGCCCAGATGACGCGCGTCTCGACCGGATCGGCGTCCGGCGGCGTCACCACCGCCGGAACGCCGTGGGTCGCGAACTGGGCCTCACGGAACAGCGCACGGAAGGGCGTGAGGTCCATTCGCGCACTCGTGGCCTACCGCTACGTCGCCTCGTTCTCGCGCGCGACGCCGTCGAGGTAGACGTGGCCGGTCGTCTCGCCCGCGCCGGCGCCGATGGCCTCGGTCGCCCAGCCCGCCAGGCGGTTCCCGGTCGGGTCGGTCGTGAAGCGGGTGTTGCCGTCGTCCCAGTAGACGAGGGCGCCCTCGGTCCAGGCCTGCGAGCCCACCTTCGTGACGGTGAAGACCCCGCGGATCTTCAGCCCGCAGGTCGCGCCGGCCAGGGCCTCGGCCGCGGTGACGGTCTTCCCCGCGACGCCGAGCGCCTGGCCGATCTGGTAGACGCCGCCGCTCGTCACGCCCCCGACGGGGGGCGTGAAGGTCTGGACGTCGCCGGGTCTCTCGAAGTTCTCCATGAGCTTCTCCTGCTCCTCTTCTGGCTCCGGGGCCTACGTGTCGGAGACGCCGGCGTTCTTGTAGAGCCCGCGCCAGTCGATGACCTTCGCGGCGAAGTCGTGGCGGGCCTTGATCTGCAGGCCGTCGACCTCGAAGCCGATCCGCGACTCGACCATCGGGCCGGCCTCGCCCTCGAGCGTGGCGTACTCGATGATGTCGACCTGCGCCGGCGTCGCGGCGAGGTACCACTCCTGGGTGGACTCGGTGTCCAGGCGCGGCTCGGCGATGACCTGCAGCCGCCCGGCGAAGGGGTTGATGTTCGCCGCCTGGGCGGCCACCAGCGCCTGGCTCACGAACTGGTCGGCCAGGGTCTCGAGGGCGGCCGGCACGACGAGGAACGCCGGCGAGATGTTCAGCAGCGTCTCGCCGTCGAGCCCGGTCTGCACCCGCATCGCGGCCCGGCCGGCGCCGATCGCCTCGACCGAGATCGCGGCGCCGACGGCGTCGAGGTTGTTGTGCGCGGCCGAGAACAGCGCGTTCCCGTCGCCCATGTTGGCGTTGGCCGTGATCTGGGCCCACACCAGGTTCGACTCGAGGTTGCGGGCGGCGCGGCCGAAGAGCATCGCCACGCGGGAGAAGGCGTCGGTGTCGTCGTTCACCAGCGCCTGGCGGGTGATCGCGAAGATCCGGCCGTAGGTCGCGAGCTGGAACTGCTCGCGGCCCTCGCCGATGGTCCCGTGGGTGAACTCGCCGTGCTCGTCCACGGCCAGCAGCTGCGGCGCCTCGCCGAGCTGCAGGCGCTTCGCCGGCTTGAAGTCGGGCAGCGTCACCCGGCGCGAGATCGGCGCGAACGTCTGCGGCGCCTCCTCGTAGGCGGCGCGGAGGGTCTTCCCGGCGACGTCCGCCAGGAGGAGCGCGAAGTCGGAGGTCGAGTGCATCCCGGCGCGCTCGGAGAGGCCGAGCGCCAGGGAGGCGAGCTCCATCTTCGAGAGCCCCGCGGCGCGGATGCCGCGCTGCGAGAGGTAGGCCTCGGCGATGCGGAGCATCGTCATCCCCCGGTAGGGGCGGCCCTTCTCGGAGAGCTCGAAGCCGACCCGCGTGCCGTTGGGGCCCGGCTGCGACGGGTGGCAGCGGTGCAGCAGCGCGTTCTCGATCCCCTCGCGGACGTGGACGAAGGGGTCGTCGCCGACCCGGATCTCGGGCGCGCGGCTGTCGGCCCGCGGGACGTTGACGTCGCGGCGCTGGAGCTCCTCGAACACGAGGCTCTGCGCCTTCACGAGCGGGGTGCCGTCCTGGATGAGCTTGTCGGCGAAGGACTGGGGCAGGCGCGCCGCCCGCGTGGCGAGGAGGATGCCCGCGCAGCGCTGGCGCTCCTGCTCGGCGCCCAGGTCCCTCTCGTTCGGCTCCGCGGGGGGCGCGGGCGGCGCCGGCGGCGGAGCGAGGGGGTCCTGCTCCACGATGGTCTCGGACCGCTTGTTCTCGGGCATCGTCGTCGTCTCCTTGGCGGGCTTGGGCCCGGCCGTCTGCTCTGCGGGGGTTGTGCTCACGACCTCGCACTCGTTCGCGTCGTCGCTGTCGCCGGCCCGCACCTTGGCGCCGGCGTCGGCGGGGATCGGGACCATCGACACCTCGAAGGGCTCCCAGTCGACCGCCTTGCGGATCGGCAGCGTGTTGTCCTTCCCGACCGTCTCCTCGAAGCGGTACACCCGGTAGCCGACCGAGACGTTGCGGACGATGCCGTCCTTCACGTCCTGCCAGACGGGCTCGACGGCCTCGCGCTTCGAGAATCGGACCTTCCCGACGAGGGCCTTCTTCATGAGCTCGACGGAGCCCGGGACGACGGCCCCGAGCTGGTCGGCGACGCTGAATGAATTGTGGGAGTCGAGGAGGGGCGCCCCGTCGTTCAGCCGGTCGAGCCGGATGTGCGCGGGGTCCATGGAGAGGACCTCGACGTACTCCTTCCCGGTCCAGAAGTCACGGCGGCGCACGCCCGTCGTGGTCGTGATGATGAGCTCGACGGTGCGCGAGTCCTCGTCGATGCTGCGGGGCCCGAGGTCGGCCCGAACGGACAGGGGGGGCATCTTCACGACGCGAGGGTCCATGAGCTACGCTCCCGTCTTCACGCGCCCATGGTGCTCTCGCGCAACGGATGCGCGAAGCCGTCAATTTGACGGGGTCTTTACTGTTGTATCGAAAGGATTTCTGCCCGGATCGACGCGCCGGCGGGGGTCGGGCTGCAGAGCCATCCCCGGCGGTAGAGCGAGGCGAGGCGCTCCTGTACGGTCTTCAGGCTCACCCCGAGAAACTGCGCCAGGTACCGCTGCGACGGGTACTCGCCGCGGTGCTCGTGGAGGGCGAGGATCAGCTCGTAGAGCTCCCGCTGCGATGCCGTGATCGCCCCCCTTCGGCTCATCGCTCCTCGTCTCCGACGATCGCGCGGATCGTCGCGTCCCGGGCGTTCACGAAGCACGTTCTGCAGTTGTGCACCCGGTGCCTCACGGCCGGCGTCAGGGTCCGAGCCGCCTCGATCCGGGCCCGCAGGGCGGCGAGCTCCTCGCGCACTGCCTGCGCGTCTCCCGACGGAGGCCGCTTCTTCTGCACCTGCCTGGGCGGCGCCGGGCCCTCGACCCGCCTCTCGAGGGCCAGATCCCGCTCGGGCGTCTCCAGTTCGCTCGAGGCGTCGATCATGGTCTAGGTCTCCTCCTCGATGTCCGGCGCCTGGGCCTGCGCCTGCCCCGCCTGGGTCATCTTCCTGGGGTCGACGTCGAGGACCAGTCCGCGCCGGTCGAGGGCGGCGAAGTCGGCCTGGAGCTCGTCCAGAGTCTCGTCGGGATCGTAGCCGCGCTCGCGCAGGGCCTCGGAGAGCGACATGATGCCGGCCCTGACGTTCCTGAGGTAGGCGAGCCCTTCGTTGGCCGGGTCGATCATCGGCAGGGGCGGGGCGGTCCAGGTGGCCCGGGGGATGTCCCGCACGAGACCCGCCACCATGGCGGCCTCCATGGCCCAGCGCCAGACGGGGTCGCAGAACTGCGGGACGATCATCTGGTAGCGCCAGTCCTCCACCCGTGACCACTGCCGCAGGCGGCTCATCCGGGCGGCCGAGAACGGGAGGTCGGTGTAGTCGCCCGTGAGATCCTCGTAGGCCACCCCGAGGCCTGCGGCGATGGCTCGCAGCGTGACTTCCGAGTAGTCCCGGTACTCGGCCACCCGGGGAGGCTGGACGACCTGCACCCCGCGGCCCGGGGGGCCCTGGAGGACGGCGCCGGGCTTCAGGCGGTCGACGTAGGGCTGCTCGACGTCCTGGTCCCCGGAGGCGCCCAGCGTCGCCGAGGTGCCGTCGGGGTCCGTCACGATGACGGCCAGGTAGGCCGCGATCTTCTGCTTCAGCAGCTGGGCGTCCTCGTACTCGTCGAAGTCCTTCATCCGGACCACGACGGGCGCGAACCAGCTCATCCCCCGTACCTGACCGGGGCGATGCTGGGCGTAGACGTGGAGGACGTTCTCGGCTGGAACCGCGACGGACGCGGGGGCCCCGGTCGTGAGCGGCGAGCCTGGGTGCTCCGGGTGGAGCCAGTAGGCCGTCCGCCGGCCCAGGGCGTCAAACTCGATCCCGTTGATCGTCCGGCGGCCGGGCGAATTCCAGACGGTCTTGTCGGTGTCGAGGTAGTCCGGCTCGAGGACCTGGATCTGCATGGGGATCGCCAGCCCGTCCTCCGGGCGCCTGATCCGCCGCCGCACCAGGCACTCCCCGGCCTCGACGACCGTGCGCTGGATGAGCTTCTGCAGCCCGTAGAAGTCCAGCCGGCCGTCGGCGTCGCAGTCGGT